TTGTTGACATACTTATTGATAATCGGAACATACTGGCGAATAATTTTCGTTTTAATGCCCGTATCTTTCAACAACTCATGTGCATATTCATAAAGTTGTTTGGTTTCACTCAATTCAGAATAATCTTCCAAACTTTCTTCTAATGACTTCTTCAATTCTTTTAATTCATTTTCTACTGTATTATCAAGTTTTTTCTTGTTTCTCAGAGAATTGATTTCATTCTGAGCCCTTTCGATATTATCACCAAAAGAATCTATCTTGGACTGAGATGCTACAATTTGATTATTTTTTTCAATTATATTTCTTCCTATTTCCCCATACTTTTTCAATTTCTCTTCTAAAACATCAATCTTTGTTTGAATCTTATCCAAACCATCTTTCTTCTCATCGATTTTTTTAGATATATCGATAATCCGTTCTTTTTTAAACAAATCATCAATGTCTTGTTTACATTGCGAACACGTTGAATTTTTTTCGTAGAAATTTAATTCTTTCTCTTCTCGTTGTAACTTATATTCAATTTGACTTTGAACTTTTTCGTATTCAGATGATTTTTTCTTAGCGGAATCTTCATCTAATAATTTATTTCCAAGAGTTCCTAATTCAGATTGAAGTGCGGCCATCGTATCTGAAACAGAACTTCTATTTGACTTAAAATGTTCTATTTCTTTTTCTTTTTGAGATATAATAGAATCACTATCCTCTTTTAATCTTTTAATATAATCTTCTTGAATTTCAATCTTCTGTTTATACAACCCCTTATCTATATCCAGAGTTCCCATATCATTCTTCAAATCTAAATTTTTTGATTTCAAAATAGAATTCATTGAAGAAAAAATTTGAATATCTAAAAGGTCTTCTACTATTGCACGGCGGTCTGATTGTTTCAATTGCATGAATGGTTCAAAAGAAGAATTTCCCAAAAGAACTATTTGAGTAAATGACTTATAGTTCAATTTAAGAATTACTTTTTCTAGATATTCTTGATAATCCCGAACATTAGCTGTTTGGTCAAACATCTTCCCATCTAAAATAATTTCAAACAGATTTGGTTTTGCACCCCTTCTAATCGTATAATTTTTCTTTCCAATAGAAAAATCTATTTCAACCAACAACTCTCTCTCATTAATCGTATTGACTAATTGTGGTTTATTGATACTCCGAAAGGCCTTTCCAAACAACCCAAATGTCAATGCATCTAAAATTGTTGATTTTCCAGAACCATTTTCTCCAATTATTAAAGTTGTAGGTGACTTGTCAAAAAAGACAACTGTAGGTGTATCTCCTGTAGAAAGAAAATTCTTCCAAGAGATTTTTTTAAATATAATCATTCAGTTTCATTAAGAAGTTGTGGTTTTGGTGGGTGTTCAAATTGATATTCTATATTTTTCATTCCATCTTTTAATATGATATTAACCATTTTATTGATGGTGATATCTCTTCTATGTGCTTCTTGAGCGACTTTCATAAAATCTTCATCCCTCAACTCTAGGTCAATCGCTGTCCATGGCTCTTCATCTTTTCCTACCATCTGTTCCTTTCTTTTTTTAATTTCATTGGGTAAATATTCATTGTAATAATAATCTTCTGTTGACCCCATTGTGTTCCTTTCTTTACGAGTTCATACTGTCTCCATTGTCAATGCCTCATTATAAAGGTCTTGCATTAATTTATTAAGTGGTTCTTTATTATCAAACTGTAATCCATCAACACAATTTCGTATCACACTCATAGTATCTTCTACATCTTCCATATTCTCAATATCCTCTCCCAAATCTTCAATATCAAAAAGATTATCCACTACTGAAATATGACCTATGCCAACATCAAACAATTTATCCATCAACGCTTCAAACAAATATGAGTTGTTTTTATTACGAATAATAATTTTTACATAAGAATCTTTGTATTTAGATATATCACCATAATCTGTTTTTTCATCATCATAATAAATTTTATGAAACATTGAATAGGGATTTTCTATAAACTCCGTTTCCATTGTTTCAGTATCATAAATGTGAAATCCTCTCTTGTCATTATAATCTGCCCATGTGATTTCATATGGATTTCCCAAATAAGTAATATTTCCTGTTTCAGACTTATGATGAAAATGTCCACTATACACCTTTTGAAATGCTTTGAACATTGATGGTGAATGTCCTTCAATTGCAAACGAACCCTTATGTTGTTCAATCCCTTCAATTTGAAGATGACCGAATGCAATTGGAGCTCGTGTCTTTTCAATCAATTCTCTTGTTTGGTCTTCATTCTCATTGCATATCCAAGGAATAAAAACCACTTGGTTTTTCCCATCCAAAGAAATTTCGGCTGGTTCATCATAGACAGTAACATGAGGCATTCCCTTTGTCAATTCATTCATAGAATTAATCGATGTAGTATTCTTATAGTAACAATCGTGATTTCCAATTATGAGTTTAATATTAACACCTATTTCTTTGAGGGGATTAAATAACATCTCCTTCATAGAATTCAAAGTTTTATAGTTGATAAATTTTCGTCTATCAACCACATCACCCAAATGAATAACTTCTGTTATTCCCCTTTCCTTCAATGTAGGGAAGAAAATATTCTCATAAAATTTTCGGAAAAAATCTGAAAAGATGATACTGTCATTTCTTGCGCCAAAATGTGTATCTGTCAGCAAAGCAATCTTCATGCGTAAATTCCCTCTTTCATATAAGAAACAAGTGGTGATAATTGTGCAATATCATCATCTTTTTTAGACACTTCTCGTGCTTTTTTCTTCTTCCGTTTTTTCTCTTCAAATGTACTAATAAAATCATATATATTTGCACGTTTATCAGCTGTCATTGGAGATGTTCCCGATGAAATACTTGACGCCTCAGTACCTTTCATTTCTCCCATATCAACATAATCTTCGATTGAATTATATTCGTCCATTGTTTTATATTTGATATACAATTGTTTTTTCTCTTTTTCAATTCTTCGTAAAAAAGCATAATATATTATTTGAGTGAAATATGCAAATGGATTTTTTGATTTTTCTGGATTAAAATTACTTGCATACATTACACAATTTTCTATTCCATCACTTACCATCTCTTCTCTAAATGCATAATTAATAAAATTTGGTCTATGAGATAATCGTTCCGCTATTTTAAGAAAACATTCCCCTGCATAATCTGGTAATACAGGTAATTCAAGGTCATTATCTTTCGCTTTTAAATATTCTTCACGGTAATCTCCCATGACTACCAAAAATTTCTCATTATCAACATAATGTTGTTTCTTCCTAGCCATACATTCCTTTCTATATTTTTCATATTACCATTATATCAAATTATAACTATTTTGTCAAGTTTTTCAAACCCCTTGACAAATCCATCAAAAAGTGTTATAATGAGTATGTGACGGTTTGAGGTGGGAATATACTATCCTTACATTGGTATTGTATAGATGTGATAAGGAAAGTGTTCACTTGTATAAATCTTCACTCTTTCTACAAAATGATTTAAAGTATAATTCTTTCTTCCATTATAAGTTAAATCATCTGAAATATCATAAAGTGTTGCAGCCGATTTAGTTTCAGATTTTCTTAATCCTCTGCCTATTGATTGTAAATTTCTAATACGAGACTTAGAAGGTGAAGCAAAAACAATGTTATGAAGATTCCTAATGTTGATGCCAGTACTGTATACACCATAGCTCGCACAGATGACGGCGTTTGGTTCTCCTTCAACGATTGATCTGACTTGTTCTCTTGATTCTGCATCTGTCCCTCCATAGACATAAAAGAGTTTTCTAGTTGAAACATCTAGAATGTCTTGTAACATCGAATGTAGAATATTGCCGTGTTTTTCCACCAATTGAAATAATATCAAAGTATTTCCAGCAAGTCCATTTACTAGATTACAAATATACTTATTCCGTTCTGGATAGCTCACTAAAAAGTCAAGTTCTTCTTGATAATTCAATTTTGATACTATTGCACTTGCTTCTTTTGAATATTTTAGAACAAGACAACGTATCATTATTTCTGATAATGTTTTTTTCTTTATAAGTTCTTTGGTACTCGTTACTCTCTTTGTTGTTCCAAATAACCCCTCTAATATTAATTTATGCACTTCAATTCCATCCAGTGTACCAGTTGTTCCAATTCTGTAAGATGTATTCTCCAAGTTCTTCATAATTTTAGTAAGAGATTGTGCTTTATAAAGATGAGCTTCATCTCCAATCACTAACTTAAAATCTGTAAAGAAATCCTTTTTTAATTCATATAAAGACTGCCATGTTGAAATTATGATTGGTTTATCTGTTATTTTTTCTTGACCCCCAAAAATTTTATGGACGAATTTTTCAACTTCAAACCCTTTGTCTGCATAAGATTCAAAATCAGAATACATCTGGCTAACTAATGAAAGGGTGGGAACAATGATTAATGATTTTTCGGGAAAATAATATCTTATCAAATAATAAATTATGAGAGATTTACCAGAAGCTGTGGGTGAAAGAAGCACACATCGTTTATTGTCAATTGAGTGCCTAATTGCAAAATTTTGATAGTCTCTTAATTTATATTTACAAGGAAATGAAGTAAGAAATTTAAAATAATCATCGTTTGATATTTTTTCAATTGGGTCATTTGTTTGGTCAATTAATTCATATTCACGGTCAGATGCAAATCGTTGAATTTCATTCTTTAAACCATAATATATCCTACCACTATCATTATTGAAAAGATATACATACCCATCCCACTTCTTTCTGCGAAACATTGGCATGAATTGATAATTCTTTGGACGAAATCGAAAATACTGATTCAATTCCATCCTGACGCCAGGTTCGCAAGAGAGCCGCAGATATACTTCGTTCTCTTTTTCCATTATGATTTGCACGACTACCCAAGTCCAACTTGAAATTTACTCCAATCAATTGCGTTTTTGATTTGCCAATTTCTATTCTTGATATTATCTAACACTCCCGATAGATAATCAACTTTATCTTCTTGGTCATTTATCAATGCTTCAAATTCTTGCAACTCACTATCTGCTGCAACATAATATTTTTCCAATTCTGATTTAGATATACGAATATCATGTTCTGGTTTTTTTCCATCTTTAGCAATTACGGCCTCCCATCTCTTTTGAAATAGAACCTTCCATTTTCTTTTAAATTCACGAAGCGTTCTTTTTTCCTTCGTGTACATTTCCATGTATTTTGCGTGTAGATTTGGAATTTTTATTGATTCACCATCTAAATTCTGGTTATCAATGGGTGCATCCTCTTCCCATTCTTTCATGATGTTTTCAAGTTTCATAGTATTATTAATTATTCAATAAATTTTTAACCTCATAATTGGTATATCGAAAAGTAGCAGACGCTTGAAAAAATTCCAAATCGGCTGCAGAACTGTCAAATTCAATAGACGATACATTAATGGGGAATGCATCATAAAAATGAAATTCCATTTGCGGATTCATTGCACTTGTTAAAAGAGTAAGAATAATGGTTGATATAGTTCCACCCCTTGCAGTAGGATTTGTTCCTCCTGCTTTTAGCTTACGATATTTCTCATGTCCTTCTGCAAGACCTAATGCAATAATTCTATCATATATTTCTATCCAATTTTTTAGATGTTCATCAACAATAAAACGAACAGATAACTCTTCAAAACTGACTTTTGAACCAGCGACAGGAACAGTTGCATGAGGATTGTATATTTCAATTGCATCGATAGAAACGCCAGGAATACTTGCGCCCTGACAAAACCAAGTGAGGCTCGGTGCATCTTCCATTGTTAGTCTGAAACTGATATTTGAAAGATAATTTAAATTATCGGGTATTTTATTTGTTGCGGCCATAGAATTCCTTATTTGTCTTTCTCTATACTATTTATTCAACAGATTTTCAAACTCTATATAATTCAAATGTTTCCCTACATGAAGAATTTTATTTTCAGCGAATTCTTCTTCTATTCGTTTATGTTGTTTAATCCATTTTTCTGGGTCAGAATCAGTATCTTTTAAATTTTCAAATTGAGAAGTCGCTGCATCTAAATTTCCAAGATAATGTGATGTTCCCAAATAGATATTGTCAGCAGTACGGTCAAGATAATAATCGAATCCAATACAATAGATAGTTTCGCCTGGATGATGTAAACAGGCCAATCTTACTGCTGCTGTTCCAGAATTATATGATGTAGAAAAATGATTTTCATCCCACCATTCTATATTTTCTGTTTTTTCTTCTGGATGTACCCAATATATGATTGTGGTTCCACCATCTCCAAACATAACAAATTCTTCAGTTCTTTCTTTTGTTTCAAGAATTTTCATATTTGGTGGAATTGACATTTTTATCATATCATATTGCATTCCTGGCAAACGGTCAAACATTTTAAAATGACATTGATTTTTTACAGAATATCCACTTCTACAAATATCCCATGTCATGGGCCCATCACCACACACCAAATATGTTGGGGAATAATCACGAAATATAGCATTACACCCATAAGTGATTTCATTGTCTAATTGTTCTAATTTAATGACTGAACGAGATGAACCATTGCCGATTACAACTATCATAATACCTCACAAGAAAATGACTACAAACAAAAAAAGGGAGTAGATTTCTCCACTCCCTTTTAGAAATCCTACAAGTATGTAGGTCAAGGATTACATAAGGTTCGCAAGACGAACTTTTCTGTAGTACTTGTTGGAGTGTGCTCCAGCACTTCCTGTTCCTGTCAACAGAGAAGCAGTTCTTCCTGTGGAAGCTTCTGCATTCTCAGCAAATGGATTTGACACGATTCCGTAACGTGTCTTGAAAGCAATCTTCGGTTGAAAACTAGCACTATCAACCGCACGAACCATTTGAAGAGGAACGTATGGGCAATAGAAAATTCCAGCGTCCATAGGTGATGCACCCTTATAACCTACACAGTAGTATTCAGCTGCATTTGCATCAGCATATGGATCAACATAAACTTTATAGCGTCCATTGAGAACACCA